TTCGAAAAACGACATATTAAAAAATAACACGCCAACTTCGCTATGGGAAACGAGCAACGCGTTAAGTACCAAACAAGACACGATAACAGGCGCAGCGAGTACGATTACAACTTCTAATTTAACTCCATCAACTGCATTGGTAAGCAATGGCGGTGGAAAGGTGGCGAGTAGTGCGGTAACAACAACTGAATTAGGTAGATTGGTTGGTGTAACGAGTGACATCCAAACGCAGTTAAATGCGAAAGCGAATAGTGGAAGTGGTACATCTTTTTTAACAGGAACGGTTGGTAATGCCAATACATCTGTTGGAGCAGGTGCAACGAATTATGTCGGATTGACTGGTAGTGGATTGACAATAAGTGAAAACATAAGAGTAACAGTATTTCCGCAAGATTGTACATTGAGCAGATTGTATTTTGGCACTGCCACAACTCAATCAGCTACGGGTTCACTCGTTATTACATTACGAAAAAACAATGCAGATACAGCTTTGGTTATTACGATAGCTGCGGGAAGCTTGGGTAATTTTTATAGTAATACAGTTAACAGCGTATCATATACGGCAGGTCAATACGCAAGTATAAAAGTAGTTAATAACGCATCTGCCGCATCCGCAGCGGTGAATTGCTTAGCAATAATGGTCACAATATGAACTACACTTTAGAAGATTTAGGAGAGATTGTACGAATATCCATTCCAACAACAACAACTTGGGGTACTATTCTTTTTGCGTGGGAAAAGTCAAACACTGAGTTTACAACTGCGCTCGAAAGTAAAGGTATTGATGTACTCGTTAACTTATTAGTGAACGATCCCAACACAGCTTACAATCAATTCATCAATGGCTGAATCACCATTAACATCAATCATGAAACGATTTGGTCAAGAAGTCGTTGAACGTGCCATGTTAAATCTCGGAGTGTATAGAACCGTGAGAGGAAAAAAACGCAGAGCCGTTGCAACTGACACACTTCGCAATTCGCTTTCATTTTATTACGATGGACGTAGCAGTAAGATTCAGTTTTTCGCAAAAGGTAAAGCGAGTAACTACGCTGATTTTGTGGAGCAAGGTGTGAATGGATTGGCACGTAATCAAGGCAGTCCATATTCATTCCGCAGAGGTGCAGGATCAAAACCTGCAAAGGGTGAAATGGGTGTAATGCAAAAGGCGATTTATGATTGGATGAAAATCAAAGGCATTCGTCCACGCAACGCCAATGGTTCATTCATGACTTTCAAAACACCTGAAGCAAAAGAACGCGCATATCGTGGATTGGCAGGTCATTTAACTCGTAAAATTCGCATCAATGGTATATCCCCATTGTTCTATTGGCGCGATGCAGTAACCGATACAATTGTGGATTTTCAACCCGAATTTGAGGATGCATTGAACCGAGAAATCACATTAGTAATTGAAGATAATTTGCAAAAGAAAATAAAAATATAATGGCATACACAACAGCAGTAACAGGTTTAACAGCGCAAGGCAATAACGCATTTACAGGTTTATGTTATTCCAATAACGATGTTTCATTTACAATGACATCGAGCGAATTTGCACAACCCGGATTTAAGTACATAGTGTTAATTGGAGATATTAACACTTCAATTAATTACAAATTTTACATTAGCCAAAACGCGGTAAATAGCGGAGTGTTCAACGCTAAAACTATATTCAACCAACTCGTCAAAAATTCGATTGTATTTGACGGCAGCGATGATGTGGTATTGCAGACATCAACTCCAATGCTAACCACAAAAAACAACGTAAATACATTTGTGGTTGAATTGTATGAAGGTTATGAGGTAGGTGGGATTTTTACCGAAGATGATAGTGTTTCGGTGACTTATTCAATCATGTGCATTTATGGAAGTGGTAAGCAAAATTTTATCATGATGGGAACGAATGACACGCGGCCATTGGCACTATCTCAAAACTATGATGATGAGATTGGGTTTAATAAAGAGACATTAGCGCATCGTTTGCATTTACCTTCATTGTTACAATCGGAAGCTATCAATTGGCGGTACATATCGCGAACCGATGTGATGGAAGAAAGCGATAGCGCATACGACATCCATGTTTGGCTTGCTGATAATGCAACTTATGTTAACTATAATTATCCATACAATTCAATTGATCATTTCACTTTTGATTTGTACGATTACAACCAAACGCTTTTATTTTCATTTGATATTCCTATGACATTTGGTGAAGCATCATTGTTGTTTCTTCCAACTGGGTTGAAGAATCTTGTTAATGGCGGTTACGTGGATGATACCACTGCGGATAATACCGCATTTTATGTGTATGCAGGATACAACGTAAGCGATGAACAAATCACTACCAAATACGGTTACTACATTTCCGAAGATTGTAAGTACAATCCAGTTCACGTTTATTGGCTAAATCAAATGGGTGGATGGGATAGTTACTCATTCATCAAAAAGAATGAGCGTTCGATTGAAGTTGAGCGCAAAAGATACAGAAGCTATCAAGGTGACTTTAACAACGCGACATCTACCGAGCCATACGCAACAAAAAACTACACACGTGAATTAACCGAGCGCGAACCAATTGTAAATACGTTCATTAATTTAACAAGCGATTGGTTAACGGAATCGGAGTTCAAATATCTGAAGGATTTATTTACCTCGAAATCGGTGTGGATAGTTGATGACAATGTGGATGGTTATTCCATCGTTCCTGTTGTAGTTGAGGACAACGGATTTTTAATGAAGCGTGAACGCAATTACAAGAAGTACAATCAGAACTTACGATTGCAAATGGCTTCCAACAATGAAACGATAAACATAACCGCTTCGGAATATCCAATCCCTGCTCCTGACCCATGCGAGTTCTTTACAGGCTTCACAAAAGTTGGTGGAAATTCGGGGTTGAATCTTGGTGCTAATTTTGGCGATGCGTGTAATATCGTTGTGACAAATGCAACGAGAGGAAGTAGTATAACAGTTAGAGTTTTAGGAACGGGTGGAATCACTCCAATCGGTGGACAAACGTACTACGTGCGCATTGATTACACTAATAGCCCACCTTCAACGCCATCTCGCTTGGGAGTAATTCAATTGGGTAATGTGTTAACAGGTGGAGGTAGCCAAACACAGTTTGCAATGATGACGCCAGGAACGCCAATCATCGCAACTGGTGTATGGGGAACGAGTGATGGAGCAAATACATTTTACTTAAAACTACCTGTATGGGGTGGTGGTACAACGTATAGCGGAAACATTTATGTAACGATTGGTTTTGGAAATTGCCCATAATAAATAATAGATGGAAACAGCATTAATAGTTTACACGCAAGGAACGGAAACTCCTTACGTCATGGATTTGTATTTGAATGAAACGATTTCATTGCAATACTCATTCACTGACATCAAAGATTTAAAAGCGAAAGCAACGTACTCAAGGACATTCCGCATTCCTGCCACTGATAACAATTCGAAGATATTTGGATTCATTGAAAACAACACGTTTCAATTTAGTTCGTTTAATCCGAAACGAAAGTTGAATGCGATTATTACGGTTGACACGTTGCCAGTAATGGAGGGGAATATCCAATGGAAAGCGAGTTACACCCAGCAAGGTAAAATCAGTGAATATGAGATTGTGTTTTTCGGTAATGTGATTGATTTTTTCAAGAACATTGGAGATGCTGATTTTAAAAATTACATCGCAGTTGAATTGAATAACGATTACAATTTCGATGTAAATTATTTGGTGTCATTAGCGATTATGAATGGAACAATTGGTGATGGCAACATAGATTTGACATTAACAGATCGCGGAGATAGTTGGGTTGGTAATGTTTCAGTTACTGAAGGAACTTCCATTTATACAACGACAAAGGCTAATATTATCAAAGCTGGAAATCTTACTCCAATGGTGAGAGCTAAATACATCTTCGATAAGATAATGTCATTGAGTGGTTTTCAATTGAATTATGATGATAGTGAAACATTAATGAATGAGTTAATTCAATTATATATACCATTCACAAGCGAACAAAATCAATTTCAGCAAATAGGAGATACACAAGCTGCGCAATTTCTTTTGGAGAATGGTATAGATGGGTTAACATTCGATGGAAGTGATTTTACTTCATTGGTATTACAAAACGGTACTACTATTTATCATTATCCAATACCTAATTTAACCGAAGTAACTGATCCGTTGAATTATGTAGAAACTAATATATTCACTGCGCCATTTAATGGTAGGTATAAAATCAAAACAAATATAAACATTGAGCAAAACTCGGATGGGATTGGCGGTTGTCAATTAGCTTTTTTAATTCGAGATTTAAACGGAGATTTGAGATTGTCACCTATTCAGACAAGTGGAACATTGTTTATTAATTGGACGAGTGGAACAACCTTTCCGCAGTACCAATCAATCAATTGTGGCATTGGTGCGGATTGGGATAGTGATGTTTATTTGAACGCAGGGGAAACAGTTAGACCAATACTTTTCGACATCAACCCGAATCCAATAAATGTAACTCTTACCTTGCGCGATGCAAGTTCACAAACTACTTATCCGAATGACTTACCAGCCACGTTCTTTTGTGATTACGTGAGCAAACCAATTTTAGGTAACGCAGTTGATTGGGTAGCCAATGCGCCTGTTATGAAATGCACCGAGTTCATGAGTGCTATTTTCAAGATGTTTAATTTGGTTGTTATTCCAGATAAATTCAATTCTAAATTGTTGTCATTTATACCACTAAATGAATTTCTGCAAAGTGGGGATTTCAAAGATTGGAGCAACAAGATAGACATTAGCAAAGACATCGTGTTAACACCAACAACCGACTACCAAGCGCAGATAAACACATGGACATATAAGAAGTCAGATGACTATTTAAACAACCTTTACAACACGCAAGGGAATCGCGTGTATGGTAGATTGGAATTGATTGATGCAGAAAATGATTTTGCGGTTGAGAATCAACAAATCGAAGTTGAATTTGGAAGCACACCATTAGCATTGATTCCAAATACCAATTATCCCATCGCTAAATTCGTTAATGATAAAAACGAGTACACGAATCCAACTCCGCGAATACTGTACCGCACAAGTGATACAATGACCATTCACATATTGGATGATGACACCAATACCATTGATACGAATTTCGTTTTGCCAATGTTTAGTCACTATCAAAATGTAACTCCAACGATAAGTTCAAACGATTACAACTTTGGACAGGAAACACCATTGCATCGCGTAACTTCAATTCCTTACAAAACACTTTACCAACGATATTGGAACGATTACATTGAAAACATTTACGCGCCTGATGCACGTATAATGGAAGCGTTTTTCGCGCTCGAATTTGCGGATGTTTACAATTTCAGATATAACGATAAAATCTTTATTAAAGATTCGTATTGGCGAATTTTAGAAATTAAAGATTACGTTGTCGGTATGCAAGAAAGCGTACAAGTTAAATTGATAAAAATTATCAGTACATCTGCTCCATGTAATTTGACAATTGACAGCATTTCAAATTCATTTTATGTGATTTTCATGGATGCCGAAGGTGAACTAACCAATGGAAATCAAACGTGTTGTGAATTTTATGGTTACAATTGGAATGAGGAACAAGGTAAATGTTATCCAGTTCGGCAAGATGGCGGTGGTAGAAAATCAACAACAAGCGACATTAAAGAACTTGTAAAAGATGTAACTGTTGACACCACTAAATTATTACAAATCCCAAACAATTTAGTTTTCCCAACCAATAGCCGTTCAATTGTTGGTGGAACAAATAATAATCTAAATGATGGCAATGACAATAGTTTAATTGTTGGCGAAAACAATTATGTAGCACCCGATTTAGGCGCAGTTACCGTTGTCGGTAGTAATGCGAATGTCATCAACAAAGGAATGACAATTGGCGGTAATGGCAGTTATCGTGGGCAAGTTCAAAGCGGCATCGTTCATTTGTACGGCATTGGCAATTTCACCAATAACACAACTTATATTGATTTGCTTATTGAAGGTGCAACTAACTACAATATCCCCACAAATACCATTTGGGTTTTGAAGGTTTTATTGAGCGGAATGCAGAACACTGGCGCAGATGGAACGATTACAGGCGAATACAATTTGCACATCATCAACCGTTCCACAACCGTTCTATTCATCAACGCAACAACGATAGATGAAACATTCAACAACTTTACTGGCTATCTCGTTTGGGATGTGGTAATAAGCGGAGAAACATTTTATCCACGCGTCAAGTTAGTAGGTAGTTCAACCTATCCCGAAAACAATATCAAATTAACCGCATTAACAACATTCACGCAATATCACTATGAATAATCCTTTCACATCGCCTTGCTTTATCGATTGCCACACCTCATCGTTATCTACTTTCATGCCAATACACCATGTGCCATCGGGGAAATTAAATCCAAAATTTTGGCTTTTATCATGCTCACCTTCCTTTATCCAACTCTCAACAACGGTGCATCCTGTAATCGGTATCTCATGTTGAAGATTTGAGTTGTGGTGCATATTGCGTTTAAGATATTCTTGAGCGATTTTATTAATCGTTTCCGCGCTGTACTTCGCGTAGTATTCACCCCCCAAAGAATCAACGCGGTAAATCAATTGTTCGGGAAGCATTACAGCACCGTACAACATTCTTCGCTCTCCTTCATCAACTGCCGCATGGTTCATTTTCTTTGCAGATTTCAACGCAACAAAATCAATTTCAATAGCTGGCTTATCCACCAATGAA